TTGTTGCCCGCTAGAAGGAAAACTTACATAGCCGTAGCCCCAGCTACCACCACCCGAAGGCAGCCAGATTCAGCAGTCTAACCCTCTCGGTGCTGCGAGTCTGAGCTAATTCCCTAAAAGCCGACTTACACGCCTACTTGCAAACGCCCTTCCATGACGCAGGGACCCGCTTTCCACGGGAGACCGAAACAGGACGCACCGCCTCAGGCCTGTGACAGGGAATGCACCCGCGAAGGACTCCGTTGCGCCTGAGTCCCCCCAAAGGTACATGCCTCACTCCCCAATCGAGATGTGGCAACAATTGCAGTCTCACACGACGGAGAACTACCTGGATTCGGCTACTCAGCCGGGCCCTTTGAACTGTGGCTTGGCGGCTATACACCCTATTGAACTAGGGATACGAGGCCTACGCTTCATCAGGGAAAGCTCTCGCTGTTCCCCTCACTCGCCATTATCCAGTTGGGTCAACGACCTCATTGCCCCCCACTACACCCATAGTTACTCCCAAACACCGTAGAACTTGTCAACAAGGCCAGGTCGGCTCGAAAGCAATTCATCTTCCCATGGAGATTCCTCTGTGACCCAGGGTTTCAACTCCAAAGACAACCCTGAGAGGTACCGCTCCACTGCGAGCTGGGCATCGGGTTCCAATCCGAATGCCCTTGAAAAGCTTTCCCTGGCCAACGTTGTTGGCTCTACGAACTTAGCCTGTGCACGACGGTCAACATCCACGCCTAGGGCCTGATAATCTCTGTAGAAGTGCTCATCTACAGCTCTGTGATGTTTCGTCAAGTGCAGGAGCCGGGCGGCAAAAGCTTGTGACACAGGCACACCCACGTGGAGACTTAACTCACATTCCGCCACACCACGAAGGTATGGCCCGACAAAAGCGAGTTGCTGTAAGTGAGCATGATTAGAGGTCATTTGGCTTATGACCTTAACCCAATCCCTCACCATACGCCACCTCCCCGGTGACAGCTCCACTGGCGCACACTGGCCAAATCTCACATGCTCCATCAGCCGCACGGGACGCTCAAGGACCATCTCATGTCCCGAAAACGAGAGGGCAAGCGGGGCGAAACACCGCACTACCCGAGCTGAGTCACCACCGCGCAGAAAGACTAACGCGTTGTCGCCGTCGACCAGAACGTCGAACTTAACTTGAAGGTGCTTACACACCGCGACAACCACCGCAAGCATGATTAAGGTGTTTCCCATGCCTGTGTTAAAGTCTCCACTTGCGCGTCCCCCAGCCCGGGAGAATCGCACACCGCCTGCTGTAACCCCCTCGTTAACCAACTGCCGACGCAACAACACATGAAGCTCGGGGTCCCCGCGGTGTGCTGCCAAGTACACCGCGTGTTCCTGCTGCAGTTGCCAAGTGTCCACGTGTGCTTCAAAAGCACTACCGTCCACCTCAAACACGACGCAATCATCCAGGGACTTCATCTTTTTCGCAATCAGTCCCGCCCGCGCCGTCATGCCCAGACCTTTGGCCACAACCCTGGTACGCGATCCGTTGAAAAGCCTTCGTGCAGTGAGATAACCCCACAACCAGTGTTCAAAAGGCTTCAGAAAAGAAGCGAGGGCCAAATTGTACCTAGGACTTCTCGGAAATATCATCCTAGGTTTCCCATACTTTTTGTACCCAAACTTCTCCGCTTTTAGAAAGGCGCTT